GCTTGATCTCCTACGAAATCAGAACAGACGGAATTACAAAGAGGCTCCTCATGAATATTCTTGCTCCGAGGTCATAGGTTTTAAGTACGTCCATTCATGGGTGGCAAATGAATTGCACATGCATTCTTTTAATCCATTCGATGTTGATGAGATCACAATAGACCTGGTGAATGCCGATGCCAGCAAGTTCAGACATGACTTTGTTGCAGATCTTTATCAAGACCCAACTGACATAAAATTCTCTGAGATTGACCCAAAATATAATGAAGCTGATCCTGAGTCCTTCCACAAGCTTTCTCCAGATGCATTTCTAGCTGAGTCAAACATGATACTAGAACTAGGAACGACATTAAATGACAACTCTGCATCATGTGTTAGTGTTTTCCGGAACAAAATGCTAAAATATCGAGAGGCTGTTGGTCGAGTTTCAGGATTAATAATGTTTGCTTTAATTGTCTCCCCAACTTGTGTGATAACTAATCTCATTTTAAATACAGAAGAAGTTGATGCTCTATGCTGCAGGATGAGATTGGGGACATCTGTTGAAGCTTTAATCTCAGATAGAATTGGTGAGAGTATTTATAGAGATCCTGACACTAATCAACAATATAGATCATTTGCTACCATGATTGGCACCATAAAACTAGAGGACACATGGGAAGATACAGAATTCAATGAAGATCTAATTAATGTTGCAACTGAAGATCTAACAGAGGAGGATAAAAACCATACAAATGACTTGTTTTTGAGATCTCTGAAGAAATCAGGCATGAATCCAAAGATAGGCCCTGAAGTCATGACAGAATACATCAGCAAGGTTAACAGAGATGATGCCAGAACTCACATGAAGAGAATAAGCATTTTCCCTTTTATAATGGGACACAAGATGACAGACACATCACGAACCAAGATGCCTCAGATAAAATGGAAAGAGGGTGCCTTTGTGCCTAGCCATTTAAGAAAGATATGGGCCAAAACAGGATTCAAGATGGACATAACAGAAAGACTCAACCTCCCCACTGACCTAGAATTAGAAGAAGCTCAGAGTGATGAACCTGAGAAGAAGCATCGAGTTCAGGACTTCTTGAAATTTGCAGTGAACAGCTTCACAATTGAAGATCGAATCAATCTAGCAAAGGCAGGTGTTCAAGCAAAAGAACTCAGTACAGCAGCAGAAGTCATATCAGATAGTAAAGACAAACATGAGGGATTTTCTCTCCTTGTAGATACAGATGATATTTCTGATTTTTTAGACAGGGAAGCACTAACGAGAAAATTTAGCCTCTCTGATTCAGCTATACTTCAATTATTGCATAGTGCAAAGAACTTTTCTCAAGAAGAGAACGATACTGGGTTTAATAGTGTGGATTTCTTTGAGAATTATATTATGTCCTCAGAATTGGTCGTTTTTATGGATTTAATCAGTTGCATATGCACTGAACTATCATATGCATATAAACTGTATTCTTCAAAGGACAACTTTATGTTTAGGTGTCTTAGAGCATATGATGTCATGCTGATTATTAAAACCTCTGGTACACATACATTCTTTTCACTTGCATACTTGAAGAAGTCATGCAGTAAAGTCGACATTGGTAGACTAGGCCCAGAAATTTTTGAAACTGAAAACTACTGGATCACTGACTTTTCGAGCATCACAGAGGTAGGGATAGAACACTTTGTGAAATCTGGACCATATTTTGCAGCAATTTTGTCCCACTTGTTGTCTCATTATGAACTGGACATTTTCAGAGGGGACTTTGAGAAAATATACTTCAACAACCAAATAAATCATTCATACTGGAGAACAGCTAAGCTTCTGCTACTCATCTATTTAAATAATAAATTGGATGTTGAAGAATTGATAACATCACAGAGATACTTCTTCATGAACTTGCTTGATGAGGTCCAACCTGATCCATATAAATTTGTCAGTAAACTACCGGTAATCATGAGATCTCGTCTAACAGTGTATTTGACTAAAGAGACAATGAAAATGATCGAATATTACCATGCAAATCCTGTTCAGAGGAAAATTGTGAAGCCAGAAGTCGGGGGGGCTGTAATGGTTTATACTAATCTAATGTCATTCTTTGCTGGAGAATTTGTTAGCATGGAACAGAAGATAAATGAATTCTATTATGGCTATCCAGTCAGCAAAGAAAAGTCTAGAACCGGGACCAAGGTGTTTAAGATTGTTGAAAAAGTCCTCATCAAAGAAAACAAATATCGTCAGTCAAAAGGGCCCAAATTAGTTGAATTAGAGGAGCCAAAGGAGCATCATGCAGATCGAGCCATGTTTAAAACATTCATAAATTCAATGTCAGATTACATAGCCAATTTATTGGGGGATAGCTACAGGAAAACTCTTAAAAGAGAATATTTTATGCAGGCATCGAGAGTACAATTCTCAGATTTGGCCACCCTGAAAGCTTCAGCAAGATCTCATGAGAAAGATTTTAATGAGATGGATGACAAAGAATTGAAAGAATTCACCGATTTCCGGAAAATACATAGTAGATTAAGGAAGAAAAATCCTGATGAATTTGCTCGCAGACCAAAGATGATCCTTGCAATCACTAGATTAGTGAGAGATTTTGAAGAATATAGAGGAGTGCAGCCAGTTTTTTTGCATGATCTGATTCCATATTGTTTAATGCGATTAGAAAAGAAGGGCCATTTCAGCAGTGACCTATTCCCCAAGTCACAGCACGGAGGAGACAGAGAGATACATGTCTTAGAAAGTTCTGCCAGGGTGTTACAATTCTTCATAGAGCTGTTATCAAAGACAATTTGTTCTCATTTTAGATCTGAAACACTGACTCATCCTGAGTCTAAGGATAGATATGTCCCTGGACATTATAGACAAGCACATGTCTCATACCCAAATTTCATTACCATGTGCAAATCTGCAGATGCTACAAAGTGGTGCCAGAATCACAGTGCTGCTAGATTTGCAGCCATGCTCATGAAATTGAGTGATCCTGTTCTGCATGGGTTCATTTTTAGGGTTCTACGGTTATGGTCCAGAAAGAGGATCACCATCCCCATGGATCTTGTGTCAATATTCTTAGCCAACCAAAATACAATCACAGGTTCTGGATCTTTTGACAGGATGAGAGATGATTTTTACAAAGGAACTGGCCCATTTCTTAGGAGGTGCTCCCCTGAGATTGAAGTGCAGAGTGGGATGTTTCAAGGAATACTCCATTACACTTCATCTTTGTATCACACCATGATCCAAGAAGTCATGAGAACATTGACATTTGACATGACAAAAAAGATTATGGGCCTAGAGCCAGTTGTGTCAATTGTCCAGGGAAGTGATGATTCTTCAATGATGATTTCAATTCCAGTTGAGGATGCAAAGAAATCAGCTGATCTGACCAAGATGATATATAAGATAATGGGATGGAAAGAAGAAGTGGCAAAGTACATTGGAGTGTGGAATAGTGAGGTCAAGACCCTGATGGGAGCTCTCATGCTGGTTGAATATAATTCAGAGTGGTTTATAAGACAAAAAAGTTGCAAACCCACCTTTAGATGGGTTTCAGCCACTATGGAAACTTCTATGGTTGACAATTTTGTGAGCAGGATGAGAATTTTCAGCAACAGCTTAACTCAGTGCTTGGAAGGGGGTGCTTCTACTGCTGAGTGTTCATTAATACAGTTGTCACAAGCATGGATGCATTATAAGCTTCTGGGTGCAGACAATCACTCCTTGTTTAGTACCTATGCTAATGTTCTGTTAGAGATTACAGACCCATCATTAGGATACTTCCCACTTGATCCTGACTTGTGTGCAGGGATGACTGGATTTGATTATTCTTTATATCTCCTAGCAAAGAACGGCCCTTACGGAGACCTCATATGTAATCTATCCATGATGGCTGAGACCACTGACTTAGAATATGATGGGAAAATTGAGAAAGCTATGGCCAAGGACATAAGGAGTGTGAAGTTAAGGTTCGGGAATCTAAAATTGTGGGAGGGTCTTCTGAGAGGCCTAGATTTGGGTCAACTAGAACAAGCAACTGAGCATGCAATAAATAACCCCAAAACTGTTTTTGGTAAACATGTAGAGTGGAAGGATGACAAATTCACAATCCTTCTCAAAATGTTTAGCCCTGGCGTGAAACAATCTCTCTCTCAGCATCAACCACTAGTAAGGATGATGGTGGCATCCGCATATCTACTTAACCGACCATGTTTTGTCCTTGCAGACCGTGATGAGGGGAAAGTATCTTTATTTAAAGCAGCTCTACTAAAAGAATATCAGTTTAACAGAAGATCAGAAAGAACAAAAAGACTTAAACAGTTCTTCCCTTTTTGGCAAGAGTATGTTGAAACTGACTGTATGATTCGAGATTTGCATAAGAACATGGCAGTTGTCAATGAGATGTATGGTCATAAGAATAAGGTAAAGATTGAATTATTTCATGCCCCAGGATTCTCAGACTTCTCTGCCATTCAGATATGCAGAAGACAGTGGTTCAAAGAAGATCATTGTGTGCCAGTGGGCAAGACATTCTTCAGATCATTGTGGGCAGAATTCAAAGCAAGATATCAATTCATAAGAGACAGTGTTGAGGATACATGCACTGAGACAGGTCTGAACGTCATAGAACTTAAGTTTTTCTTAGAAACCATGGCTTCAAAGACCAGACAAATCAGGTTAACTGACACAGAAGCCAGAGGATCAAATCTTGAAAATGTGATAACAAGAGTCTTTTGGAGAGGAAAGAAGATAAGGAATGTTGCAGCAGAAACAATGACTTCAGAAATTAAAGTGCTGAGATCTAACATTTTTGCAGTTTTAACATACTTTTATAACAACATTAAATCCGGACAGGAGATTCGAAACATGCTGGGGAAAGCAAGATCACTAAAAGGCCTTTATCAGAAAATCCCAGAGCAATACAAGATCATGAAGATCATGAGAGATTATTTAAGTGGGAAAGATAAATCTTTACTATTACAAACAATCACAAATTTGAAATCAGGAGTTGTGGGATATTTCTCAAAGGGTCAAAAATTCAATCAAATAACAAAACAGAGAGAAGGTCCAGGAGTTTGGAATGGCAGAATTTGTTCTGTTGATGTCAAGTTAATAATGAATGGAGGAGCTCTCCTGGAGGTGCACATGTCAAAATTAGTAGACCTTGATGCCTTCACATATAGGCTCAGGACACTGTTGTCTGAGTTCAAGCTAGAGGTAACAAAAAAAGCACCAAGGATCTCTCCTCATGATCTCTATTTTGATAGAACATCAAAATTAGTGTCATACAACCCTAGTGATAGAACTGGAGCATGTGTTGTTATTGACCCTAGCTGGAGGGTTGTCAATTTAGATAGTGTCTTAGAGCAAAACTGGACAGTTGAAGCTGGAATTTGCAATGTTCGACTAGTCTTCAGTGATCCCAAAACAAATGACTCATACACTTTACTATCTGACACCTACAGCGGCAGGGACTGGATAAAGACAGTCAAATATTACAAGCCAATACCCGAACCTTCAACTCCTGAGTATCTTCACTATCAATATTTCAGAGGAGAGGTGGCGTCAGGATCATCGATTGAAAACATGCTAGATGAGATTCTAGTTACAAGAAAATCTTTCAGGCAACGGCAATTAGAAAATCTTCAAAGTGAGCCCCTTCTTCCTGAATATGATTTGAGGAAGCTGTCTGTTATGTTTTACAAGATGATGTCAGGCAACTATTATGACACCAGCATAATCAGAAAAGGTGTAGAGATAATGTCACAGAAAGATACTTATCTTGACATGGTTGGCAGAGTTGATATGGAGAATGTCACTAGCATGATCTTCAATGCATTTAAATCTGGCACAAATAAAGGCAAAGAAATTCTAGATCTATCCACGCCAGTATTTGATTGGGGTACATCTGCTGTAGAAGAAGACTTGCAAAATCAGACAGATGATGAAATGGGGACCATGAATCTATGGGAACAGATGACTAGGCTGGAATCAATTGTCGCTGACAACAGATTTCAAGAAGCAATTGAATCCATCATGGATAGCAATATAGACCCTGAAGAGAAGGTCAGATACATGGAAGCAGCAAACTTAGGAATGCCAGGTGTAAACAAATTCTTTGACATGATCTTACATTCCATTAATATGGAGGCCAAACAGAGATCTATTAGTATAAATGAACTAGTTGCTGACACAAGGATTGAATTGCCTGGGATGCTCGGAAAGCTTCTAAGCATAGTGACATTTTCTGATAGAGTTCTAGAATGGGACAAAGCAGAATCAGTTTTATCAAGAGCTTTAAAGCCTGGTGTTGCTCCAGATCTATATGCAGACACTTCTTTTCATTCTTATCATGGAACAACTAAACAACTGATTGAGATGAGAGATGGTTTAGTAGAATCAATGAATAATGCTGATGGCATTGCTAAAGACATTTTAATGACAAGGCTCTCTGAACTGGATTCTGCAATAAAACTCAAGATGGAAACTGATTATGAAGAGAGTAAGATAGCTTCAGCTAGTCTCTTCAATAGAGAAAGTGGAGAAGGTCTTCATGACATCAATAAGATAGCATTTTGTGCTCTACTAATTGATAGATCTGAAGACAAAGGACTGTTTAATGCAGAATTAAATGAAGCCATGAAAATGGGAGGGTTAGGTCAAGCTATTAATATCCTGCTAGGTGTCCATGTGTTTGGAGTTATGGAAAGGGGAATGATAGGTAGAGATAGATACAATGATATCACTTCTTCTATTCGTCAACCTTTCCTGACCTCAGAGCTCTTGTTGTCACTAGCTGACTTCCTTAAGTGCAACATCACTATCAAAGATAGCAATCAGAACATCATCTTCTTTTCTGAGAAAGTACACAGGGTTAGTATAACATATGACATGGGCTCTAACATGTGTTTTTAGAGAGGCTTAGAGTTTG